ACCTGAAGAACCAGAAGTTCCAGATGAACCTGACGTTCCTGAAGAACCAGAAGTTCCAGAAGTTCCACTTGAACCAGATGAACCAGAAGTTCCTGAAGTTCCAGATGAACCAGAAGTTCCACTTGAACCGGAAGTTCCTGAAGTTCCAGAAGAACCAGAAGTGCCGGAAGTTCCACTTGAACCAGAAGTACCAGATGAACCAGAAGTTCCTGAAGATCCGGCAGTTCCGGAAGATCCACTTGAGCCAGAAGTTCCGGAAGAACCGGAAGTTCCACTTGAACCCGAAGAGCCAGATGTTCCAGATGAACCAGTTTCACCAGAAGTTCCGCTTGAACCACTTGAGCCTGACGTACCATTAACTCCAGATATACCAGAAGTTCCAGAAGTTCCGCTTGAACCTGAAGAACCAGATGGTCCATCTTCACCAGATTCGCCAGAAGTTCCGCTTGAACCAGAAGTTCCAGACGTTCCACTTGAACCTGAAGCGCCAGACCCTCCAGTTACACGATAATATACATTACCATTTTCATCAATAACTAAAAATCGATCTCTAGTATCATCGTTGTTAACTTGACTAAGATCGATTTGTTTAATTTGTAACTTATGAGACATTTATGGCTAACTTCATTTTTGCTTAGAGTTATTTATCAAACTAAAGCAAGTAAATGAGTAATTAGCGGTGATTCTTCGCGTATAATATCGACTCTACATATTTAAAAGAAGCCGTATTTTTATCAATATTAGAAAAATCTGCGTCAAATGGATTATTATTTATGAAGTCTCCTTTATAAAAGAGTTTGCCACCTGCATTATTTGTAATGCCAGCATTATGCATAATATTATGCTGATTATATTCCAATAATGACGAATTTCCCCAACTGAATGATAATTCTGAAGAAATTCTAGGTTGCGCACCAATTTTGAGAGCATTCCAAAGAACTGCCCACATATCGGCACACCACTTTTGAATAGGATTATAATTAACTAATTGTTCAGCTGTTAAACTGCTTCTCTCAAGTGATTCAGCTTCACTCATAAATTTATATAAAGTAAGAGCATCAGTTTTAACATTTTTCCAATATTCAGCATTTACAAATTTCATTAAATATTGAGCTCCGCCTGAATTTTCTTGATGTGACTCAACTAATGCTGGTGAAATATTTGCAAGTTCACACATTTTATTAAACAGATCATGACCTTTTGATTTTATGTAATTTGAACCGATATATGAAACTGTGTCACTTAAATACCAATGCAAATCATCATGCATTGCATCAAAATTTGGTAATTCTCTAAATATAATATCTGAATCATGGTAAAAAATAACTTCTCCCCTTAATTCTGGAAATTTAGTAAAATGTTGCTCTAAACTATCAGGCCGTAAAACCGGAATATATCCAAAATTGTCAGTAACCGTTCTTTCATACATAAAAAATCTGACATATGGATATTTTTGAGACAATGCTCTTAATTGTGGAGAAACCTGCCCATAAATAGTCCATATAACTTCTATCCAATTTGGGTTAATACCAAGTTTCATAAAATTATGTAGCATTACTTCAACCTGCCAATGAAAATATGGTACATCAGGTTGAGCCGATATAAAAACTATCTTTTTTGTTAACATAAAATATTATACTTTTCGAAAAGTCGGAGTTTATATAGAAATGTTGAGTGTGTATACAGGTAATCCATTAATTTTGAAAATATATTCACCTGAAATTGTTGTAATTCCAGCATCAACATATGCTTGTAGAGTACGATTAAATACCCAAGGTAAAGTTTTATCTGACCCAGAAATAGTAGATAAATTAAATTCATTTTCTGATGAATCTGTATAAACTACTTCATATGGACCAGACGGTGAACCAAAGAATGTCACTTGAACTGGTGAATCAACAACATATGATATTCCTATCGTAGTTGTAGTCGTAGTAGTTGGAACTATCGTTGTCGTTGTCGTAGTAGTTGGAGCTATCGTTGTCGTAGTAGTTGTAGTTGGAGCTATCGTTGTCGTTGTCGTCGTAGTTGGAGCTATTGTTGTAGTTGTAGTAACATTGCCAATTGCAGAAAGAGGTAATGGAACTTCATAGATACATGATATTCCATATGTGAAAAAGTATACACCAATAACTGTAGATATCTCAGCAAAACGCACATCATTTATATCAAAAGTCCACGGTAATGTAATCGATGATCCTAATAACCCAGTTAAATCATGAATATTGTTTAATTGGTCAACAAATTCAACAGTTAATGGTCCTTCTGGTGTGCCATAGAATGTGGCTTGTGTAGGATTCTGTCCATATGGTATAGAAAAACTTATTGCATGATCTGGACATACTGCTGCCGTCGTAGTCGTCGTTGTAGTAGGAGGTAAAGTAGTAATCGGCACTCCTTGAATTACATAAAATAAACTGAAACCTGGAATAGATGCATATAACCAGCGGTTTGCATAATCTGGAGAATATGTACCAGTGGTTACAGTCACATCATTAAGTACTCCACTTACTGCTCTGAATATCTTTACTAATTCAAACTCACTTTCGGTTATAGAACTCGGTAAAGTAAATTTTATAATTGCACCGCCATCATAAACCCCATTATGATCAGTAATTGAATATGAATATATACTATTTTCAAGTAAATAACCAGAAGGTAAAGAATACTCTAAACTTGTAGTCGGATTAGGCAAATGACAAATTGTAATTGGACTAATTTCACTAGGTGTCCCAATTATCGAAATACCAAATTGATTAAATATGGTCGGATCAGTTATTGATACTTCTGTTATACATGAATAGCCACTTTGTGAACAAAATGGGTCAACTGTAAAATAATGTAAAGTAGCAGTATCTAAATTATTTAATGTATAACCCGCAATTGTTGTATTAAAAAATAATTGGTCACTTGCATCAAGTTCTCTAATCGAAGATGCAGTACTTCCTCCATCTTTACTAAAATATGCCGGCATTAATTTATTAGCATCGCCAATTAATGTTTGAAGACCATTAATAAACAATAGCATATTACTGGAAGGAATAGGAGCAGGTATTAAAAAGATGCCTTGCGAAATTAAATCAGAGCCTGATTCAATTACATTAGTTGCTGCATGTACTATAATTTCTTGAATACACGGTTGATTACCAGAATTTGAACCAGTACCAGCCAAAAGAGTCCAACCTGTTGAATTTAGCCAAACATAAATACCTTCAACTTTATTTCCCTGAGCTTCAATATAAACCATTTCCCCAGGTATTCCAGTTGTTGGAAGAAGGCCATAAACTCGAAGTCTCAATCTGCGAGTATCAGTTACGTCTTCTGCTATGAAATTTTTTGCAGTTATAGATCCGCTAGGATGAAGTTCGATGACAGTTGGATAATTATCATCCATTTGTTGAGCGCCATATACCTTTAATCCATTTCTAACTGTTACCCAATTTGCATCAACATTACTTATGTCAACAGTGATCTCGGATCCACCCTGTTCATAATTAATTGAACCTAAAAATTCTTTTATTGCAGATACTAGTGTTCGAAAATTAAAATTAGACATCTCCACAATTGAAGTTGTGCTAGTATTGCTTAATGACTTAACGGAAGTGAGTTTAACGTCTACTGACATGCAAAATAACCTTTTCTTCTTTATTTATTCATAAAGAAAAATAGTATTAGTAGGTGAGACCTATTACTTTTCGGAATCGGAAGTTACCATACTTTCAATAAATTCAGTTTTTGAATCTACTGTACTACTGAGATCAACTGTGCCGGATCGAATAATACACTCTTTTATGTGAGCGTATATAGGATATTCAGGTTTACTTTTAATAAATGTCATTTCAATTTTGTTATCCCCACCCTTTTGAAATGAACATTCCTTTAAGTATGAATACCGTATATCGTTTTTATCAATAACATTGCAATCGATTATTCTAGACGATCGTACTTTGCATTCATATAACCTACAACTAGTAAGTTCGCCTTCAATATAACATTTTACAAAATCGACATTAGAGACAGAAAAACACTCTTTCAAACTAGATTCTCTAAGTTGAATACGTTTCACAGTAGTATCATAATTAACTAAACCAGCAGATAGATTGCCAGTTGTAATTAAATCAAAAAGAGCCTCTTTAAGATTAGAATAATTTGATTCAACAATTCGTGGATCATCTCTAAGATCAATCATTAATTTTATATTTGGAAAAGTTCTGACAAAATTTTCATATGTTTTTACAGATAAGATAATGTCTTTGCGACTTTTCATAAAATCACTGATTTTACGGCGTTCATTTACTGTATACTTATGATTTTCTTGCAATGTTGCATATAGACTCTCTGCCATATAGTTAATGAGATTAACTGCTTCTTTTTTCTTTTTCTCGTAATCTTTTCCGCCTGCATATCTTACTTCTAAGTAATTATGTGGAAGTTTAGTGAAATTTAAGCCGAAATATTTAGAATATGGCAAATTAAAATCCATAGGACTTGATGGATTAGCATAATCAATACTTGTTTCAGCAATAAATTTATTTTTTGGATAAATGTTTAAAACTGAATTTTTATAGATTTTTTGTATTCTTGATTTAGCAGAAGGCCACATATCGAAAATTTTACCCTCATCCAAGTTTAAGATATACTTAAATATGTTTAAATTTTGTAATTTTTCATCTAAACCCAAATCAGTTTCATTGAATGAAATGTTTATGTGCAAGCCTGTCCTTTCATTAGTAAAACCGTTTTCATTTATGAAATTGAAGACCTTTAATAAAACATGAATTGCTTCATTATATGGCATAACTCCAGTAATGAGCTCATTTGTTCTCATTCCACCAGAATAATCAGGTTCCAGTTTAAAAGTATTTGGCAAAACTTGGCTTTTTCCATGATATGTATTTGTCCAATTCACAGTTTTACCAAGATATTTGGTTAGCTTTTCAGATAATTCCTTTCGTGTTAATGGTGAGAAAAATTCAAATTCGAAACCTAACTCAACATTATCGTAAAGTAGCTTTTTGTTAATGTCTTTATACACAGTATTATGTCTTATTATTTTTTTCATATGCATCTTTAATGATGCTAGTAAAACTTGCGATATATTGAATAGCTAACATAATTAAAAATGGTATATCGAACCACCAACAAAAAGAAACTTCTCCAAATTTCATACTTTGGTAAAGTTTAAAAATCCCCCAAGAAATAAAAAATGGAAATATTATACGTGATGCTTTTAGCATTGATCCATAATACGTTGTACACATTAAAAATGGTTTGGTTCTACGTATTTTTGGTAAACGAATTGAAAAATAGCTGTATCCAACATAATTGTCATATAGCCATTTAATTATCTTCTGTTTCATATAGTTATTTATTTTTAGAATTAACGGTTTATAGCAACAAATGGAGCATTGAGTCTAGGTCTAGCATTATCAATAATTGCTAAGGTAGATTCATCTCTAATGAAAAGTTGACTTATTATAAATTCATGGTCTTCATCTTGCACCATTGTATTAAATAATCTGACATTTGCAACTTTGTATTTTGCGCTAGGCAAGCAGTAATTGGCAGTTGTTTCAAATTCAAATTGCCCAATCTTTCGATATTCAGAAAATACTCGAATAACTCTATTAAAATTCTTTATATTTGCTGGATCTTGTCCTAACGTATATACATTAATAGAAACTTGTCCATATTGAGAAGATACTGGAACAATTAATGAATACCACTTGCCATATTCGATTCTTTGAGTTGATGAATTTAAAATAAATTCGTGTACTGTATCATTTATTTGAACATACACAGTAAGTGAAGCAGTTGATCCATCCACATCTACGAGGCGTCCTCTAATGACTAAACCCTTTTGTAAATAATCATCAAATCCTTTAAAAAAGGTTATGTCTTGGGTGCCCCTAGTGAAATTAATCATAGTTGCAAATGTCATACTTGGTAAATCAGTAGTAGATGCAATTTTCTTATAAACAACGGCATTTTCGTGCTGAATAAATTGAACAGTATTATCAGTTTCATTTATTTGAATATTACTACGAGCATTTTCTTTTAAGCCTAAGTTCTTATAACCTTCAACTAGCACATATTTGCCAAATGGAGAATATGAATCCTTTGGACCATTCATTTTTATAGTTACTGATGGAGATCCACTTTTTACGTTTGAGTCATATGTTGATAATTCATTAGCATTCCATGCTCCAAAAATATCACTATCTTCATACGCAAAAATTTCAAATGGGGAAGTAGTAGAAAGAGTTTGTGTTTTTTTAACATCAGTTGAAGAAAATGCTTCTAATCTATAAGTTACACTTCTAAAGTCAATTGCACTCATATCATAGTAGTATTCAATAAGTGGAGCATAATTAAAAGTAAAATCATGTATTTTATTTTTAAGGTCTCGGTGTAATGCTTTTCGAGATTCATCAAACTTATTTGATATGGTTTTAGTTTGTTGTGGATCTAATGCATCTAATGTCTGATTAGCAGCTTCATTTCCATATAACTGATCACTAGACATAATCAAGTTATCTAAAAATTGGCGATTTTCAGGTTTCATATACATATCAATGTTTGGATGAAACTTTGTTAGTTGTATTTTCCAATACATTGGTTCCATCATAAAACCTCTATACAAATATGATCCTTGTATTTCGTACATTCTATTTAGTAGCGGAAAAAATAAGTAATCTCTTTTTCGAGGTTGTGAATTTCTACCAAACATTTGTTGAAAATATACATTGTCGATATGAATTTCAAATGGAATTTCAAAATCTACACCGAATTCAGTAAACATAGGTTTATTATCTGGGAATTTATTTTCTGGAACCATTACCTTTACACATTTACGAATAGTCGTTTTAAATAGAGTCCATTCTTTAAATATAAAGTCTGCTGCATCTCTGTCTGGTTCAGTTTTAAAATAAACAACCTCATGGCCAAATATTTTATTTGTTTGTAAACTAAGTTCGTGAGCAATGCCAATTGCTGTGCTAGCGTCATATGGTTTAAATAGGGCATCCTTTTCGGCAATTAGCATAGGACACAGTTCTTCAGAACACTGCACTGGCGGTTCATAATCCTCCCCCTGATTCTGATTAGTTTGAATAAAGAGTTTTATCCATTCAATTAACAATGGTTCTGATAATTGGTCAAATGTACCATCATCATATTCATATTTTAATTCAATGAAAATATCGGATTCCTCAAACTCAAGAGAATACAGTTCGCTAAAATCAGTTAATGTAAATTGATACCAAAGAGACCAATCTGATCGATTAGTCGAATATCTAAACTTTCTAGTTATATTTGACCCGATTGCACTGCCTAATTCAAGTTCTTCTTTATAGCCGATTGGTTGAATTAATCGAATTGCCTTTCTAATAGGTTCGCCTGTTGTAAAAATTCGATAATTCTTACTGTAACCGATAGAATTTTTGGCTGGATCTGGCGTTATCTTATATGTGACTCTTTGCATTGAACCTATCTTTTTATTATTTATCGTAATTGGTTCAACTTAAATAAACTCTCAATTATAAGATTCTTTTGCAACTTACTTCGTCAATCTCAAACCAAATTGTTGGTCCACTGCCTCCATCTGTTTTAACTGAGAACGAAATATAATCAAATGGTGTGCCGTTTCCATTAAATATAAACTCGGCAGATTGACTAGATACAGCAGTATTAGCAGAAACTGTACCAATTGCTTCAGGTGAACCAGATGCAATTTTATTAACTGCTAATGAATGTGATGATCTATATCTGAATGATATTCGATAGTTGAATGATGTTGGTCCCAGATCAAATGAATTTGATCCAATTGCTATTGCTCCAGTTTTTGCAAGTTGTCTTCTAGTTCTTTGTGCTAATCCAGTAAAGCCAGCAGTTGAAATTATAAAGTATTCTTCAAACCATATACCCTTTTTCCAATTATCTCCAATTACGCCAGGTTCAGCTTTAGATTCCCAATCAGTTTGGTCAATTGTACCAGCATTAAGTACTAATTCAGGACCATATAG